TATTCAGTCCTTGTTGGTAAGTTAAATCTGTTCTTACAGATACCAAACCTAATACTATTGTGTGTTCAGTGAAACTCTTTGTAAAAGAGTGGCCACTAAGTACAGTTGTTCCTATGGCCGACAAGTTACCCTGTGGTGTTGTTGCGTCAGTTGAGGATGTTTGTGCGACCGGTGAAATATTTACCGGTGAGCTTCCGCCCCCCAGATATTCTGGTCGTTGTAATCTAGCGTCTGGGCTAGTTACATTAAAGTGGTTTTTTATTACTTCGATATATCTTGAACCGCCACGGGCTTGTATTTCAAGAAATTTTTGTGTTGCGAATGCTAATCGAAGTTGATTAATTGTTGCCGCAGTTGCGTCAGTTAAATCTGCATATATACCTGATGTACCTGATTCTACTATACCGATATTTTTATTGTTAACTAATCCACCACCGGTGTTTGAATCGCCTACAGGCTCACCATAACCATTAGTTCTACTTGTAAAGTTTCCACTACTGTCTATATATACACCAGCATTTGATGCACCATCGGTTATACCGATTGCTGTTCCATTACCATATACTGGTGCTACTGTTCCTAATGGTATAGTTACATCTGCGCCTTTCTGAGGCCATGGCAGACTAGATGTAAAATAATCGTGTTTTTTTCCTCTGTTTAATAATGCATACGTTGTACCGTCTGAACCAGAGGTTGTTAATACAGTTTTTGGTGCTTGCAGGTTTTCATCTCGGAACCAATCGTTCCAAACGAGCGTGTATGCTCGGTGCCATAATGCACTGAATTCTAATCCTGCTACTTTTGTTGGTATTCCGAAATAATCGGAAAGAGAACCCTCTGTCTCTCCGCCTGCAGGAGCGGTAATTGTGGGTGGTACTGGCGCTGCGACTGTAAAGTCGGGTGTTCCGTCTAACCTATCGGAACCAGCTGCCTTATATGTTTTTGTTTCTCCCATAAATTCTTCGAAATCGTCCCAAACGAGTCGTACTGGGACCGCGAAGAAATGGGTATCCATAAATGCATTATCCATAGTTGGATGTATTGGTGTTGCTAGTCGGCTGAATGCAGTGAGGTTACACGAAAACGTGTCGCCAGGGAGCGCTTCATCAACGTATATTGGTACTAGTTGACCGGCATTAAATGTAGTTTTAAGCCCATGAGACCTATCAAATGTGCTTCGCTGTATATCGGCATGTGGTACTTCGCTAAACTGATGTTGTTGCGATGAGCCAATTCTGGTGTTGTATTTGTGAGGGTTTTTCATGGGCATTTTATTTCCTTATTTTTTGTTTTTTTTGAATTGTAACACATGTTCATGTGCTTTTGCAAGACAAGTGGGTTCTTGTGGAGTTAATTCTCCAGTTGTTGTTTCAAATGTGCCAATTCGCCATAACGAATAATCCTCTGGGTTTTTGGCAATTTGTGTGTCTTCGTTCGCTAAATCGGCGAACTGTCTTAATGCTATTGCATCATTTTCAAGACTGTAATCTTGGTGGTAAGCCTCAAGGGCTGAGTCAAATATTGTATATTTGCATAGTATCATAGCTTGTTTCTCCTGTATATGCTCATTCGAGCTTTGTGTGTTTTCTCTGCTTGTAGCAGAGCTTCTGGTGTACGCAAGTGTTCCGTATCTTTCATGGCTTCCTTGCGATTTTCTTTTATTCTTTCCATGTCCCCTGGACATTCTATTTCATATAATCTGTCATAGTATTTGGGCGGTCGCATTTCTTTACCTCTAATATGGATATTGTCTGATGGGTAAACGTCGTTTTTATGTTTGGCGAACCAGAGCCCCGCTATGCCGGGGCGCCGGCTCATAGTTGAGTATTCTTGTTGTCTTTGTCCAAAATATTCTCCTGTTTCTTCATCTACTATTTGATAATGTTCTTGTTTTTGTTCTCCGTTTATTTTCTTTTGAACATAGCCAGCTACATAACTGGCTGATTCAAATGTTACTGCTCCTACTGATGTGAAACCTTTGCCCCATATTGAATCGAGGATAATTGATGTTTTTAAATCTTTTTTTCCCTGTATTTGTTTTAAATCAGGGAATGTTGTATTAAATAAAATTGCGTGATAGTGTGGACGGCCGAATTGGTCGCCGTATTCACCGCAATGATAATATCTAATAGGTGTGGGTGGTGTCCAATCAAGTTCTTGATTGGGTTCTCTAAGACGTTTCATAAAATCTTGAAAGTCTTTTTTAATTAATGTAGTTGAATTTCCTTTTCTGGGTAAGTTTTCGTCATTGTAGGTTAATGTTACGAAACTATTGTTATCCCATAAAGATGCTTCATGCATGTTCCTCATTGCCCATTGGCGTGAGTATTCTGTTCTACAGCCCGTGCATTTTCCGCACGGTACTGTTAAAGGTTCGAGATTAAAGTTATTTGTGCTTTTATAAGATATCCATTTCCCGGTTCCCGGGGATTTGTATCCGTGCATTGGGTGAAAACATGGCATAGTTGTTCTCCATTTGTTATAGTCTGATTCCGCCTCTCATAGGTCGGCTACCTCTTAAAGAGTTTTTTCTGTGTGTTCTCGCTGCTGTGCGTGAAAACATTCTTTTTGATTTTTTATAGTTCATTTTTCTAGGTCTTCTCATTGTTTTCTCTCTCCTTATTTGTTAATTTTAGTTTTTTCACTCCTTCCTTCTGTCAGTCGTTAGGATTGTATCAAGTGGACAATCCTTCTGCCGCCTCGGACGAGTCCTCGTTGCCTGCTGGGAGAGACGTGGTCTTCTCCCCAGCTTCAGCTTGTAAAGCTTGAGCTAAACGCTCGTTTTTAACAGCTAAACCCATTTGCTCCATGTCTTGAAGGTTATCTGGATTTTCTGCAAAATTTAAGAATGTGTGCATTTCATTGTTGAATCGTGCCTTCACCTGTTCCGGTAACTCTTCAAACAATGTTTTTGCTGTTGCTAATGTATTTTGCATATCTTGGAAATCCACTTCTGATACGTCACCGTATTGTGGGTTTGCGTTTGTTTTTGGCATAATTCCTGTTTCCATGAATTGTGCTAATATCTTGTTAATATCACACTGGTCTGTGTGATGTTGTTCAGTGATGCCGTCGTTAAACGTCTCACTATAGTCTTCGTTGCCTAAATTGTAGGCTGAACGAAATGTGTTCTTTGGTACGCCAGTGGCTTTTCTTTTAGTCATAGTTTCCTTATGGTGTAAATGGTGAAATTGCAGCAGCAATTGTTCTTGCAGTATTTGCCCAGTGATCTATACTAACTTTTTTATGATTGTTCTTATTAGACCAAAAAGCGCGCTGAGCAGCGCTATGTGGCATAAGATTATGAAGTAAAAGATTTTCATTTAATATTTTAGTTCCCGCTTGACGCTCTTTAAATTTGGTTTCTTTTAGAATCTCCTCTTGTCTGCGTAAATTTGATAAATTTTGTGCAGAGGTGGCTAATGTCATAGCTGCTTGTGCTTTATTACCGACTGGTGCCATTGCACCGCCGGGTGAACTAGCCTCTTTAGAACCGGCTAGTATTGGATTAATTCCGGCCTTTTTTAAGTCCGCCATTCGGCGTTGTACGGCCGTGTTTGACATTTCACGTTGAAATGCCATTTGTTTTGCAGCTTGTTCTGCACTGGCTACGTTTGTATCTTTTTGGCCTTTATAGCCAAACAAACCGCCAATTGCAGAACCTATACCTGAGAATAAATCACCCATTAGAAATGTGTGCCACCAGGTATGCTGTTTACTGGCATTGGTCGTGTACATCTTAGTTTGAATAACGAATCAAATATAAATTGAGGTTCGCTTGCTACCGCTAGTGTACGTTGTACATTTGTGTCTGTAACTTGTATCCATGAATCACCAAGTAATGGCAGGCTTGCATATTCCTGTGCATAATGCCATGATTCAAGGGTGCCTGTTGCGTTTGAACGGAATTTGCCAGTTACTGAACTTGGCTTATATCTATATTCCGCATAACGCTCTTGATAGCCGAACGTTGTTTCGTCGGCTGCTGATCCTTGTGCGTAGATCTCTTTGTTTTTGACTGCTTGTTCGCCAATCGTTGAAAGCGTTGGCCAGTAGTAGTCATATATTGTTTCTCTACTAAACATTCTATTCAGTCCTTGTTGGTATGTTAAATCTGTTCTTACAGATACCATACCTATTACTATTGTATGTTCAGTGAAACTCTTTGTAAAAGAGTGGCCACTAAGTACAGTTGTTCCTATGGCCGACAAATTTCCCTGTGGTGTGGTTGCGTCAGTTGAAGATGTTT